GGTTTTATTTAAGGATAAAGCAGATAATTGTTTTTATTTTAATCAAGAAGAAGTAAAATGTCCAAAGGATGAATCTAAAATTTCTACTATACCAATACAAGCATAAATAATTATATAATTTATTTTCAGAATAACATTATTTTAGCAATTATTAAATTCAATTAATATATATAATGGGATTACATCTTGAAAAGTTTGTTCATACAGAAAGAGGGAAAATAATAATGTCTATAATATTGGGATTTGGATTAGCTTCTCTCTTCAGAACTGTTTGTAAAGACAAAAACTGTCTCATATTTCATGCACCACCTTTAGATGATTTTAGAGATAAAATATACAAAAATGGAAATAAATGTTTTAAATATAAACCTGTAGCTACTAAATGTGCCATAAATGCCAAAACTGTGGATTTTGAGTAAGTTTAGTTTAAGTTTGCGTAATTATTATAATCAATCATTCTTTATAATAATTATGAGCGATTCTACAAGTATTTTAGATTTACCTACTGACCCTGTTGGTGGAGGAAATATGAACGGAGGAGTGTCTATTACTGCTTCGGAGAATGTAGTACAAAAACAAATGCAACAACCACAAGGACAAATGCAACAAACTCAATTACAACCACAAAATCCCAACTTTAGTTTAGACCAAACTACAATTAGTCAAATTGTTAATGGGCTTCAACAAGCGGCTATTTCAGGCGCTACTCAGTTACCTTCTAGAGATATTCCTATGAGCACAACTGGTCATAGTAATGACGCACAAGTTCAGCCAAATTATGTTCCTTTGGCCGAAAGACAAATGGATTATATAAAAGATTATGAACAAACGAGTGACATGATTGATAATTATAATAAACAAATGAGTCGTACTAATTCGTTAGACGATATGTATAATGAAATACAAACACCACTATTATTAGCAGTTTTATATTTTTTATTTCAGTTGCCATTTTTTAAACGATTTTTATTTGGATATTTCCCTGTTTTATTTTCCAATGATGGAAATTTCAATATTAATGGGTTTCTTTTTACGAGTGTATTATTTGGTCTCTTGTTTTATTTATTGAATAAAGTAACAAACCATTTTGGTGCGTTTTAGATTAAGTTAATATTAAATTCTATAGTGTTTAATGAATATATTTAATGAATATATTTAAAGGATTTTTATTAATTACAATTAACTATTATGGAAAATATGAGAGCAAATTATTTAAATATTGTTAAAATGAAGGTGTTTCATTTTTTTAAAACAGGTAATATTGTACTAGATTCTATTTTATCTGTTATTGGGATGACTATTGTTGGTTATATTATTAATTATATTTACGATAATAGATTTGATGATTTGATAATGAGATTTTCATATGATAAAATTAAAAATCTTTTTTACAAGAAAAATGTAATTATTTTGGAAGGAAAAAAAAGTTACGTAACAAGTATTTATAATTTTTCTAATTCTACTACATCAACATACAGTGATAGATTTAAGGCATTATGGTATTATATTATTAATAATATTGATAATAACCAAAGTATTTATCAAATTAAAGAAATCCTTTCAAATTATGATTCAAATGTAGTTTACAAAAATACACCAGAGCAAAAAATCACAGATATTTTCATGGTTTATCAAGATAAACATTTTCAAATTGATGATAAAATTTATGCGTATACTTCAACAGAAAAAGAAGAAAATAAAGATGAAAAAATGTCCACAAAAACGGATAAAATTACGATTGAAATTTATTCTTATGAATATTCTTTAAGTTATTTAAAAAATTATATAGATAAAATAACAAATAACTATCTTTTAACAATTAAAGACAGCCGAGCAAATAAACAATTTATTTATGTTTTAAATAATATAATTGTCAATAAAGATAACAGAGATGAAGATATATATTCTTCCTGGAGTGAATATACTTTTGAAAGTACTAGAACTTTTAATAATATTTTTTTTGATGGCAAAAAGGATATTATAAATAAAGTAGATTTTTTTATGAAAAACAAGAACTGGTATTATGATAAAGGTATTCCTTATACACTCGGAATTGGTTTACATGGGCCGCCTGGTACTGGCAAAACTTCACTTATTAAAGCAATTGCTAATTATACTGGAAGACATATTGTTGTAATACCGTTAAAAATAATCAAAACAAAACAACAATTAGAGCAATTCTTTTTTGAAGATACATATAATTATGATAATCAAAAAAATGATATATCATTTGATAAAAAAATTATTGTATTTGAGGATATAGATTGTATTGGCGATATCATTTTAGAGAGAAGTAATAAAGAAAAAAATATGAAAAACAATAGATACAAATCTGAAAATAAATCTGAAAATAAAAATGTAAAAATTGAAGATGTTTTAAAAGGTATATCTAAAATGAATGAGACTTATGCTGAGACTTGTTCTATCAATAATTCTGAAGCACAAATTACATTGGATGATATTTTAAATTTATGGGATGGTATTCGTGAAACATCTGGGAGAATTTTAATTATTACTTCTAATCAATATGAAAAATTAGATTCTGCTTTAACAAGACCTGGTAGAATTGATATTACACATAAATTAGATAATGCGAGCCACGAAACTATATCTGAAATATATTTTCATCTATTCAATAAAAAAATTAATACGAATGAATTGAAAAAAGTTAAGGAGTTTTTTTACTCACCTGCTGAATTAATTAATATGTATGTTTCAAATAAATCACATCAAGATTTTACGAAAAGGCTTTTATTAAATAAAAAATTATAATTTCTATTCACTCCGTTATATTTTGAAAATTATAATTTTACTACATAATAATCGAATGATTAATGATTATGTAATCAAATTAATTGATAATTTACCAGATGATTTAAAAAATTCTAAAACACCTCTACGACTTGATTTGGTTTTAGATGGGGGTATTTTTAATGGGAGTTACCTAGTTGGCGCTTTATATTTTTTAAAAGAAATGGAAAAAAGAAATTATATTAAAATAGAAAGAATATCTGGTTGTAGTATTGGCTCAGTAGTAGCATTTCTTTATTACATTGATTCATTAGATATGATGACAGAATTATATCAAACAGTCACTCATGAATTTAAAAAACAATATAAATTGTCACTTATAAAGGATTTAAAAAAACATTTAGCTGAAAGAATTCCTGATGATATTTGTAAAAAAGTAAATGGTAAATTATATATATGTTATAATAATATCAAAAAGGATAAAAAAAGAGTAAAATCACATTATAATAATGTAGATGAAATAATAAATACAATTATAAAATCTTGTTTTGTACCTTATTTAATTGATGGGCAAATATTATATGAAAATAAATGTTTTGATGGTATTAATCCATATATTTTTGATAAAGAAAAGGACAAAAAAATATTATATTTGGACCTATTTGGGTATGATAAAATAGGAAATTTATTAAATGTAAAAAACGAAAAAACTAATTTTCATCGTATTCTCTCTGGATTACTAGATATTCATAGTTTTTATATTAAACAATCTAATACACAAATGTGTAGCTATATTAATGATTGGTCTATTTCAAATAAAGGATTTAATTACCTTAAAATTATTATTGAAAAGTTTTGTATTTATGCTATATATTTTTTAATATATATTAAAACAAAAATACCTTCAGATATTGAAGATACTTTTTTATACAAAATAGTTACAAAAATAACACATGATATTTTTATTACAATATTAGAAACATATTGTCTATGAGTTTATTTAATTTAGTTTAAATATTTAATTAAATTAAATGGATATTTTTGACGAATCATCATCTTTGAGTAATTTCTCACCATCTGAATTATTTGGTAATAGCTATATTTTATATGGTTTAGCTTTATTAATACTAGTAGTTGGTTCTTATTTTGTTTATAAATATTATTTTAATAAAAGCAATTTGAGTGACTCAACAAATATTGATTATTTAGGTACATATGAAAATAATCAAAATGATGGAAATAATGAACAACAATATGTAGACAATGAACAAAATAATAATGAAAATTAATACAATCCCTTTTTGTTTTTTCTGGTTCTTTTCCCATAAATATCAAAAAATGATTTCCTAGTTTTTTTCACCTTTTTGGCCTTTTTAGCCTTTTTATACTTTTTAGAATTAGTATTATCTGATTTTATACTATTTTTTTCAGAATCATTTAATTCTTTATTTTTTATTTGGTCTGGTTTAATTCCTTATATTTTGCAGCCTTTTGTGAACGCATTTCTTCTACAGATTCTTGGTGACCATAACATATTATACTAAAACGTCTTAATAATCCTTTTTGCTTTAATCTATTTTTTTGTTGTACCTCAAATAAAAATTTTGACATACATAAAATTCTTTCGGAAAATTCATTATAATATGGTCTTTCCGCATATAAAAACGCCAAATAAAAACTCAACATAGTATCTATAGTTGCTATTTTAACTTTTTGACCTTTAATCAAAAGAACATTATAACTATGACAAGCAATCGGTTTATATATAAAAGCTATACTGTCTTTCCCTATTTTTATTTCATAGTGTTCAGGAATTATTTCACCTACTGGTTCACGTTTAATAATTGTAGTATTTTTTACTCCAATATCTTTTAAACGCTCTTTAACTATTTCAGCAGTTGTTTCAGGGTCATTAGATAATACATCAAAATCAGCTATCTTTTCCAAATGTTTTTGTAAATTTTTTGGCATATATTGTGAATAAAGTGTAATTGCAAATCCACCAAAAAATACAACCCCTTGGTTAACAAATGTATTTTTAACATTTTCATAAATTTGGTCTTCATTTTCTTTGTCTACCATATTTCTTTGAAAATCTACATCATTACAATTAATATGAGTTAATGGATAATTTTTATTCAAAAGTGTTAGTCGTTTTAAAACTTTTTCCCATCTGCTTATATCTCCTGCTGGTCTTGATAATTCTAAATACATAGACATCCTTAAAAAATTTGGAGGTGCATATAATATACCTGCCACTCTTATTGAATCTTTTTTTAAAGCATTAAATATTTCTTTGGGTATTTGAGTTATATCGGCAACTGGAATATAATTCACAAAAACTTTATATGTACCATGATGTTGACCAGCCTTTGCTTCAACGTCTGTAAACCCTTTCTTATAATAAATATCAGCCAACTCTTTCGCGTCTTCTAAAGCATTAAATGTAAAAAAATCATAGTCGGGTATTTCTATATCCTTATTATAAAATTGGTCTGATTCTGGTAATATACTATTAATAGCTGTACCTCCATAACATATCAAATTTTTGGTTTTTAAAAAATCCTCTACAACATTTATTATTTTTTGAATATCTTCAGAATTCA